AGGCCCCACATCGCCGCGCTCACCAGCCGAACCATCACGACCATCCTTGCCATCGGATCCGTTCACACCGTCCACGCCTGCACGACCCGGAACACCATCATGGCCATCCGAACCGTTAGCCCCAGGCAGCCCGTCAGGACCTTTCACACCATTCAAACCCGGGGAACCCTGCGGACCAACAGGGCCAACCAGCCCAGCCGAACCATTGCTACCATCCCGGCCATCAATACCAGCGGGCCCTTGCGGGCCGCGCTCACCAGCCGGGCCAGGCACACCCTGCACACTCCGCTCAACACGCTGAGCATCCACACACAAACCAGACTGGTGAAGCCGCACAGACTCCTGCCCGCCAGAAGCACACACCTGCCGCACACGGCTGGCCAACCCTTTAGCGGCCGTACCATTAGACTGGGCTTTAGCCTGCTCCGAATCCCGCTCAGAGGATATAGCCCCGAAACGTAAAGCACCCCCGGCAACCACCGCCAACAACACAAGCGACAGGAACAACAATATCAGGGAAGCCTTCTCAAACGAGCGGCGCTGCCTTTTTTCTTCCTCCAACTCCCTCACAATTCACCCCCCCCCACCACTATCAACAGTATCCTTCAAAAACTCGGGCAAATCAGGCATCTTCACCGGCTCAACATTCTCCGGCAGATTCGCGTTATAGCGGTGAACAATATGGCGAATATTCCACGTGTACTCTTCCATCGCATCAACCTGCGCAGACAACTGCCTAAGCCTCTTCTTCGACCTATACGTAGCCGCCTGAATCGAACCAAGAACAGTAGCGATAGCGGTACAAAGAGAGGCCACGAGTGTAGGTGTAAGCCATGACACTACAGCCCCCTACCACTACAACCACCACAACACGCCACGCAAGCCGTGCATTACACGCCGACAGCAATCCAGTTAGCTGCCGCGGGCACATCCTTCGGCTTAGACCCGTCATTCGTAATAAACGCCAACCCAAAATCCTTGGCAGTCACATTGTAGGCTTTCACATCAATCTGGGTAGTACCCCCAGCCGCCGTAGCCATAGACGCCACCACAACAGGCGGAGCACTAAACGGGCGAGCAAACGGAATCGTGTAAGCATACACAGCAGACCCGCCAAACGTGATAGATTTCGTGCCCGTCTCAATCCTCGGAGACAGGAGCATCCACTCGTTAGCATGGTTAGCCCACACAGCCCCCGAAGGCACCATCACACGGTCACCCTCCACAGGGGTAGGATCACACGCGGCAGACTCGCCGAACGCCACACGGGCAGCTATAGCCCTCCTGTCAAGCTGCTGCTGCAACCCGTTAGACGACACCACCAAAGTAGCCAACAGTTGCTGATGGTACACGCCAGGCTCCGCACGCAACACGTCACGGGCACGCTCAGCACGCCCCCCAGGAACAATCTCCAACTTCGCCGTATTCTGCTCCCAATCCCGCGACAGGACAACATAGTCGTAGCGGGTCTCACCCGGGCCCGGAAGCTGACCTGTCACCGTCTCAACAGCATTCGACGTGCACATCACCCCGTGAGCCCAAGCCTGCCCCGGCAAAACCTCACACAACACCGTGGAACCCTGAATCGTAGTGCCGACACGAAAATCATCCGGGCCCTTCACGGACGGCATATTACCCATCAGACCAGACATTTGAGCCCAATCAAACTCGGTCAACACACCATCAAACCCTTTACACACAATACCCACAACAAACCCCTCATCTTTTCTAGAATTTTTGCAAATCCCGCACACCCGCAGCCAAACCAGCCACACGCCGCGCCAACAGAGCCGACGGATTATCCTCATAATCCCCAGCAATCGGAGTCACCTTCGTCCACCCGTCACCAGGCGAATCACACTCCACATCAATCTGCCGAACAATCTCCGCGATAGGCCCAGATCCCACATCCACATAGATAAGATCACCCGGCATCAAATTGCCTGGCCCAAACCGCAACACATCCGACTCAGCCAACTCGATCTTAAACCCCGACGTGGCCCCCGACTCTTGCAGCACCTGCTCAGCCTCATCAATAAGATGCACCTTCTCGGAATCCGTGTTACGGGCATCCTTAAACACCTCAACACGATCAAACCAGTCATCCTCGGCCGCCGAATCAACATCCTCACAAAACAGCCTGTCCCGGCCCTCGCCGCGGCCACCAACCACCACCGAAGTAGCCTTCGGGGCGTCACGCACATACTCCCACGACACAATCGAACCCGACTCGGCAGTCAACACATGCGTCCGGGTCACAGCCGGCACACAATCAAACACCAAACCACGCTGATCAAACTTCGCATTCTCAAACTGGTTCACCGTGACAGTCATACGAGCCCACGACAACACCGGCAACAACTTGTCCGCAAACAAGTGAAACCGGGCCTGAAAATCCTTAATGAACCGTCCACGACTCTCATCATCGTTCATAAACAAACCAGGCGGAAAACGCCAAGCATTATCCCCCAACACCTGCTTAGCCACCGACTCAGCCGCACCCGAATAGTGGGCATAATCCCTGTCCGCACGCCACTCCATACCAACCATGCCGGGACGATAATTTACAGGCCACATCAACATACGCCACAACAGACGAATATCATCCTCACACGTGATAGTAACATGCGAAGAACGCCAAGGCCCAACCCCGTGCACCCTGCGCACAGGCCCAGAAAAAATCTGGCCACCACCATAATCAACAACCAGCCGTGCACCCGGCCTAGTCAACCCGTCAAGCCTGGAATGATCCCCCGACACCACCAACTCCAAAGTGGACAAACCATTCCACTTCAACGACAGTTTCAACGACTCAAAAAAATTGATAGGGGCCACACGGCGATAATCAGGTGTAAACAATGTTACATGCGGAACAAGACCAGCCATCAACTATTCACCAAGCCCTCAAAAACCTGTACTGCACCGACACAACAATAGCACCCAAACCAACCATCTCAATATTCACACTCTTCGAACCGCCAGGAGGAATAGGCGCAAACTCCCACTCCGTCAAACGATCCATCACATCCTCAAACCCGTCCAACAACGCAGACTGCTTACGAGGATCCGTATCAATAGTGATCCAATCGTACTCCTCGACAGGCCAATCCGAAGACACACGCAAACCATCAATCTGCACAGACCACGACTCCAACGGGCCCTCAACACGAATCACAGGCCACGCAGGCACATCACCCCTGTTAGACAGGTTATCCCAGCCCGAGCCCACACCCGGTGTTAACACCACAGGAAACGCTGTACCCTTCTTGCCGACAGGGCCGCCACCCAACCAATCCTGCAACTTCGCGTTACTGAAACGAAACTTCTGCTCATCCCCATACCAAAACGGGTCATAAGCCGTCAAATGCAACAGATAACGCGCATAACCGCGGTTCACTGGATCCACCGTAAACGTGTCATCCACCGAATCAAACCTGCATTTTAGCACACGCTCACGACCAGACGGGGTCTTCACCGACAGTTCCCCCTCCTCCCCGGGAGGAAAAGCAGACCACAACTCGTCATAGGCTTTCATGAAACCGTCACGAAACCCGCCTGCAGGATCCGGGTCAACACCCGACACAAGCACCGGCAAAGTCACCTCGCGAGGCTTCACATTAAACCCGCGCCACTCCGAGCCATGCACCCCAACATGAGTTTGAGAAAAATGCTCCACCTCAGGAACACCCAAACCGCGCAACGAATCATTCAACAACATCACCGGAGACGACCCCGTATAATCCGTCAAATGAAGCACACGCTCCGGACCATTACCAATCAACGGCAACATAGACCAGGTCACAGTCAAACCAGAACGATCAGACGGGTCAGGAAGAAACATGAACCGCACCCCCAATCACACGTAAGCCAAAGCGTTCAAAGCGTCACGCTGCTGCCGCTCAATCCGCTTCGCAAACTCGGCAGGATCACCATACGTCGGTCCGTTAACATTCACCACAACACTCTTCTCACTCGCACGCCGATACTGGTCATACGGGGTAAACGAGCCCACCGATGATCGCACACCAAACCGGGCATCAACCGCATCAGGCAGCCGACCAGCAACACCAGACATCGCATCCAACGCCAAACCAGCATTCCCGGTGATCCCCTCAGCCAAACCGGCAACAACCTGCCGGCCAACCTCGTCACGAAACACCCGAGACGGAGAATGAATACCCAACACCGACTTCGCCGCATTAGCCACCTGAGAACCCATATTACGCACCGTATCCAACAGGCCACTCAAAGCATTCCTGATACCATTACCCAAACCGGCCACCACATCACGGCCAGCAGACACCAACAAGGACCCCATATTACCGAGAGCATGCCGAATATTGCCAGGCAAATTACGGAAAAAACCCAGCACACCATGCACACCGTTAGACACCGCGGACCCCATAGCATGCATAGCAGAAGAAGCCGCACTCCGGGCACCATTAAACCCGCGCACAGCGCCACTACGAACCCTAGACGCCATCGAACTGAAAAATCCACCAACAGCAGACGCCACCGAAGACACCACACTACGAATCCCGTTCATCGCAGCCGAAACAGCGCCACGGGCCGCATTAAACCCAGACCGAACATGGGAAGCAACCGACAAACCAAGCCGCGTAAAAAACCCCACAACCGCGGCAACACCGCCAGAAATAATCGACTTAAAACCGCCCATAAACGCCGACGTAAACGACCTAATACGATTCCAGCCGGCCTGAACCACCGAACCCATACGTGCCAAACCAGACACAAAATGGGCCACAACCCATGAGATGACACGGGCCACAGCGGCAATCACACGGGCCACAGCCGACACGACAGCACCAACAATACGGGCCACAAACCCGATCACGGCCGCCACCATCGGAGCCACCACAGCAAGAATACGGGCCACCACCTGTATCACAACCGCAACAACCTGAACCACCACACGCATAACCGCCGCAATCACAGGCATCAACGACCGGATCAGGCCAATAATCGGCGGCAAAACAGACATGACCGCACCCAAAATCTGCTGAATCACAGGCATCAACACCGGCACCAACTGCATGACCACGCCAACAACCTGCCGTATCACAGCAACAACAGCCTGCAGCACCGGCATCAACGTAGGCAACAACATGGCAGCAACCTGCGTCACCATGCCAATAATCTGCGTGATCACAGGAACCAGCTGGGCAACCAGCATACCAATCACAGGCATCAACTGGGCCGCTAGCCCGGCCACCATACCAATAATCTGGGCAAACACTGGCGCCAACCGTGCCACCAAACCAGCAACCAAACCAAACACAGGCTGTATAGCGGCCATAATCTGCCCCAAAGCCCGGCCAACCACAGCCACAAGCTGCATAACAGCGGCACGGAACTGGGCGTTCGTAGCAAACATGGCAGCAAACAGCCCGATCACAATACCGACAGGGCCACCCAGGGCACGGAACACGCCGCCAAGCCCCCCAGCGGCACCCTTCAAAGCACCAAACGACGGCAACAAATTCTTCAACGACACCGCCAACGGGGCAAACCCTGCAACAAGCTTCCCCACACCGGCAGCAACAATACCAAACACCGCTGTGCCGCCAGCAAACATGGCACCCAAATTCACCTTAGGAACAGGCAAATGCAGCCTCGCAAAAATGCCCTTCAACTGCTCCGCCTTGGCGCGCATCTGTGCATTCATTCTTGTGATCATAGCCGGCATCCGGTTAATCCACGCCAAAATAGACGGCATCATCCGCTGAATACCCTGATCCACCGACGCAAACAGAGGCTTCACAGACTCCGTCACCGACTTGATCACCGGATTCAACGCAACAAAAATCTGCCGCAAACCGTTAAGAAACGGGGCCATAGCCGTAGCACCAAGATAACCCAGGGCGCTCTTAACGTTTTTCATAGCGCCCTCAAACGTCTTACCAGACGCCTGCGCAGCACCACCCATGCCAAGCTTCATCGCAGCCGCAAACGTGTTAAAATCAATCTGCCCCTTCGACACCATCTGCGACACCTCAGCAGATGTTTTACCCGTCTGCCTGGCAAGCAAAGACAGTACAGGAACACCCGCCATCGTAAGCTGCAGCATGTCATCGCCCTGCAACTTACCGCGAGCCATCACAGACGTAAAAATAGCACCCGTATCCTGAAACGACTTACCCGAAATATAAGACACATCGGCGATAGTCTTCAGCACGTCCGTCATCTGCCCGCCAGACTGCACACCCGAAGCAGACAACGCCGCAGCAGTCGAAGCCGCATCACCCAACGCATACGACGTACCAGTCACAGCCTCAATAGCCGAATTCATAATCGAAGACGTGTCCGACGACGTATGACCCAAACCAGTAAGCTTAGCCTGAGCCTCATCAATAGCCATAGCGCGAGCAATACCGCCACCAATAGTCACATCATAAATCGACCTGAGGCCCTTCTTAGCAACACTAATAGCGCCCACCATTGCGGCACCACCAAGCGCCAACTTCATGCCCTTAGCAAACAGACCACCCGAACGCTGACCCTCAGCAGGCATCACACCCGACAACTGTTTACCAACATCACTTTTAAGGCCGGGCATCTTCGTATACAACGACACATATGCGGAAGCAATCTCACCAGACATACACTATTCACCCCATAATATTAATCTCGCGAGACACCCCGCCACCGGCACGAACACGCGCCAAAATATCGTCCACCTGCCCAGACGTAAACCGGGCCCTACGCTCATCCGTAGGCCTCGCCACAGGCTCCGGCTGCCCCTCACTATTAGCAGACCTGTAATGATCCAACATGTCCAACACAGCCCACTCACACCACTCAAACGGGCGCTGCCAACCATTCAGGTGGGCCGCCAACTGGCTAGACGTATCGGTACACAACACGCCAGCCAGCCGGACAGCCTCACCCCAACACATCTGCGGGCCACCAACACTATAAACAGAAACACCAAACTTGGTGCGGAAATCGTATTCGATGGCCCCACGATAATCATCAATCAGGCCGTGGAGCCAAACTATTCCCCCAGCGAGGCACCCTTACCGTCAGGCTTGTATTCCATCCACTGGCGGAAAACCTCGGCCACACGAACCATAGGAAGCCCCTCCAGGGCCTCCACAGC